CAACTCAAATTATTCGACCATCAGTGCAACCAATTGCGCAATCAACACAAATTATTCGACCATTGACGCAATTGGTTGCGCAACCAACTCAAATTATTCGACCATCAGTGCAACCAATTGCGCAATCAACACAAATTATTCGACCATTGACGCAATTGGTTGCGCAACCAACACAAATTATTCGACCATTGACGCAATTGGTTGCGCAATCAACACAAATTATTCGACCATTGACGCAATTGGTTGCGCAACCAACACAAATTATTCGACCATTGACACAATCGACACAGACCTTAACCCAGAAAAATAATTCAATGCAAACACAACCACATGCACATGCACAACCACATGCACAACCACATGCACAACCACAACCACAAGCGCCAGTGTCTAATGTTGTTTTTCCAGTCAAACCAGTCAATATTTCGCTACATAAATTAGATAATAAAAATATTGTTTCAAAAAAACCAACTCCTAATTTATTACATAAGATTAAACTTCATAATAATATAATTACAGGCTTTAAAAACAAAAAAATCGGCATTGTGCAGTTTATGAAACAACCATCGGCTTTATCAGGTAATAAGTTATTGGCATTATTACAAGATGATTCAAAAAATATTATTGTTGATATTTATATCTCATCGGCTTTAAGAAGGTTCACCGGAAAAATATTACAGGAATATGGTTTTTCCAGTAATACCAATATTGCGAAAATGGGCACGCGAATTGTCATATTCGGATGTTATAACAGTCAAGACTTTTCGATGATAAAACGCCATGCATCTTGCGAATTAACGTTAATTTGGGGTGGGTCTGATTGTGCCGCTTTGCGTAGTAATATCGAATATATGAATTATTTCAAAAAAGCAAAGGGAATAAGACATGTAGCAATATCAAACCAAATTAATGATGAATTAACTAAATATAATTTTTCTGTATTTCGGCATATACATTTTCGCCTTCTTAATTATAACGATTATCCAAAAATTGCAGATCCGGAACAATGCACAGCATCTGTATATATTTATACCTCTTTGGATAAGACCCGCGCAAAGGAGATTTATGGCTCAGATATTTATAATGAAGTAATAAGTAGGCTACCGAATATTAATTTTATAGTTGCATATGGACAATATTCCGCAGAAGAGATTATTCGCGTATATCATAGGTGTTTTGTCGGTATTAGGTTAACATATTTCGATGGAAATGCGAATACTGTGCAAGAATTAGGAATGCTTGGTATTAAATGCATACATAATGGTGAATTTCCTAATTCGGTTCCATGGAAAAATGTAAATGATGTTTGCACCGCAATTATTTCAGAAATGAACTCAGTATCAGTCCAGCAAAGGATGCAAGTGCGCGAAGATATGATAAATTATTTATCCGAAGATAATTATGATTGGTTGTTTTGATGTAATTCTAATAATTGCATATGAAAATAATATAATATTTGTATATTATAATGCCTTACTATGTAGTGTTTGAAGGCCGTAAGCCAGGAATTTATAAAACATGGACTGAGGTTAAACCGTTGGTAGATAAATATCCTAATGCAAAGTATAAATCGTATTCAATGATAACCGAAGCAACTGAAGCGTTTAATGGATATACTAATCAATTAATATATAATGACATTGTTCCCGAGGAAGGCTCAATTGCCCCAACTAATGCATCATCTAATATTGTTTCACTAATAGACAAATATTATTCTATGAATGATTGGTCTAATATTCTTAATTTTTATACCGACGGAAGCGTCAAAAATAACGGCAAGAAGTATGCCACTGGAAGTTATGGTGTTTTTTATAGCGATCCGCGGATTATGCCTATTTCACAAGAAATAAAAATTGACAAAGTAATAACAACGCCTATATCCGAATTGTTAGGGATTATAGAAGGCATAAAAAGATATATAAAATCGGGGTTTAGGTATACCGAAATTAATTTATATACAGATAGCGAATATTGTTATAAATCACTTACTAAATGGATTACCGGTTGGCTACGCAACGATTGGAAAACTGCAAGCAAGCGCAAAGGAATGGTTCCGGGCGAAGTCAAAAATAAAGAAGAAATAATGACAGCATATCTGTTAATTAGCGAACATTCTATCAAAATTCATCATATTAATTCGCATACAGGCAAGCAAGATTTGCATAGTATAGGCAACGAGATTGCGGATATGCTAACTAAATGTTATTAGCCTATATCCGGTGTCGTATTATCATTTGTTTGTTGATCCCCATTCAAACGATTGTTAATTGCCGCCATTAACATATTATTTTTATTATTTTCTATATTGCCCCATGCACTAAACCTATCACGTGCCTTTGCGACAAGTTTGTTATAAACAATAATGTTTAACCCAATAAACCCAAGCAAAATTAGCACATATATCGCAATAATTACGTATTTATATTTATTTCCTTCAAAAACACATTTTAGGTTTTCTTGGCTATTTCTCAGCATATATTATAATAATAATTATTATAATATATTGAGATATATGATATTACATAATATCATCATAACATAACCTCGTCATAACATAACCTCGTTATTACATAACCTCGTTATTACATAACATCGTTATAATTATAAGTCATCTGCGACAAATGAGAAAGTTTTCGGGTGCAAATAATTTGTTCGGGTAAACTATGAAGGTTAGTTAGTGAAACTCCGGGCATATTTAGTAGCCCGTTTTCTGATATCTCAGCAAGGCTATTCGTGTTATAAGCCTCAGTATATTCGCATAATGTCGCCGTTTCCTTTTTTTCTTCATCGCATGCTATGTTAGTTTCATCATTATTAAAAAAAGTATTATTAAAAACATTTATATCAAACTTATTATTGGGTATAAAATCGCATTCAATAACATCGCGTTCGGCCATCAATTCAGCCAGTGCTTTGTTTACATTCCGAGATATCTTATTTTTGTTTTCATCGTTATCTTCTGTTTCCTTTTTATTTATTTGCATAAACAATTCGTTAAATTTATCTTCATCGTAATTAGACACAAGATCTATCTTTTTTATTATAACTTCTTCTGTATTTTTTATAATCGAATAATCTGTTTGGTTTTTTAGTATAAGATCATAATCCTCGCGGTTCTCAGTTAGTTCGGTATAACTCTTTTTTAATTCGGCATACTTCTTTGCATTTATTTCCTTTATTATCTCTATTTCCTTTTCTGTTCTGTCCTTTTGTTTAAGAATTTTTTGCAACTTGTCTGGATGAAATTGCAATGCCTTAGTATGAAATGCTTTGTTGATTTCATCTTCTGTTGCAGACGATTTTATGCCTAATGTAGCATAATGGTTTAGCATAATAATTATATCATGTCTTTATTTTTAATATATGTAATTATGATAATAAATGTAATTGATTTATAATATCATAACATTATAACAAGGTATAATGTATTCAGAAATATATCGCCCTAGATCGTTTGCAGATATTGGTCTGAATAACGAAGCATGTGCAAGGTTGATGTCGCTTGCAAAAGATACTAATGAATCACATATACTTTTACGCGGGTTTCCTGGATCAGGTAAAAAAATCATGACAATGTTATATCTTCAAGAAAAGTTTGGCACTGATGAAGTATTTAATATAAAAAAATTCTATATGGAATGCAAAATTCCAGGCAAATCAGAGGTTATTAATTTACAAGTTATGTATACCCCTTATTATTATTATTTGATATTATATCCACACATGGCATATGACAAAGCAATTTTGGATTATTTTATAACAAATATTATATCTTATAAAATAATTACAACTAAGATATGCCACAGGATTATTATTATAGATAAGGCCGATTTATTGTCGATAGAAGCACAACAATCTCTACGAAGAACATTGGAAACAAAGATTAATTCGTGTAGATTTATATTTATTGCGGGATTTTCGGGTCATATAATAGATGCGATTTATAGTAGATGTAATATAATAAAAATACTGTCTCCAACTGATAAACAGGTTTTTATGATATTACGGCAATTGCAATTGCAAACGCAAACGCAAATGCAAACGCAAAGGCAAAGGCAATCACAAGAAATAAACCCCACGAAAAATATTTTAACAAATAAAGGTTATAATAAGATTATTTGCCATGCATCAGGCAATATAAAAAAAGCGTTGCATATGTTGCAGATATATGAGGAGACTGGTTTATTTGCAATAAAAAATGATGTAGTTGATAATATTAACGGTATTGTTGCGGAAATTATTAAAAATAAAAACACAGCCGGAACCCTAAAAAAAGGCAAAAAAGATAATTCAGTTCAATGTGCTAATGCAATACGCGGATACATAACTGCATTGTTAAAAGAGTGGCAAGTAGATTATGGTATAATATCGCATATATTTAAAGAATTAATTAGTTATGATTTATATCACGACAATATATTTAAATTGGCTTCGCTAACAAGTAAATATGATTATAAAATGAAACAAGGCAACAAAGTATATTATTATATCGAATGTTATTGCTTGGAAGTATTACAATTATAAATGCGCTCTAATTCTTGCCTATTTGCCAATAATTCGGCAAATGTCATTTTTTCCTTTGCATTGGCATAATCAATTCGCGCCTCTTCTTCTTCTGAATATCTAGATATGAAAATGTAATGCTCTCTTATATCCTTGTTAATATTAGGCAAGCGAATTGTGCGGGATCCTTTGCATATTTTATATCTTCCTAACTTTTGCACTACGATAAGTAAAATAAAAACCAATGGAACTAATTTTACTGATATTATTGTGTCAATAATTTGATGATAAGACGGACTTGAGTATTCTTCTTCAGTTGGCGCATTTCCGCAACATAACGTCGCAATCAAGCATTTATTCCAATAAATTAAATCTTGGGGTTTGTCCATACCGGGAGTTAAAAACTTGATAATTTCGTATTCTTCGCCTCTTTCTAATGATAACCCTTTAAATGCGTTGTGTTTTTCCATTAGGTATGAGTATAACTGATACGTCTCATCGCGAAAAGTGTCAATGTTGTAAATAACTTGGGGTTTTTTTGCAAATGTTGCAGGGACTTCTTTATTACTAAATGCTTCCCATACAACGCGTTTTGCCGTTGTTAATACTTGTTTGTTAATTGACTTTGACCTTTCGATAATTTCCTTGTGCCACGGACTTATAGCATAATTATGCCGGGTCTTTTTAAGCATGGCGGCGTATATAATAATATTATTATATTATTTCACTTTTAGACATAATAATTGACATCATATTAATTGAAAAATTAAAAGATATTATTATTAGATATAAATGAGTATTGATGATTTAACCAAGGTATTTTTAATTAGTGATAATATTAACGCAATTATTAAAATACAAAGATGGTTCATTGGAACAATGGTGCGATTAAAAAGATTACCATTAGTATTATATATAATTAAAAAATATTTACTTTCCCAAACAATACTATTTTCTAAGTATTCTAAAGATGGAAGAATAAATAGTTGTATTGATGAAGATATTATTATTACAATACTTATAGAGCGATATCCATTATTAATTAGAAAACCAAAAATTAGAATGTGGTATGATATATTAGTATATGATAAACAGTATAACTGGATACCAATAAACATAAAAATAACAACAATGACAACTGCGGATAATACAGGTAATTTAGCAATGTGTGTTTATAGTTATACTAATGAAAATTTAGACATAGAATTAAATAAATCCTATGACAATGGGAAAATGAGCAAGCTGTTAATTAAAAAATTAAAGAATAAAGAGTATAACAAAACGCATAAAAAAGACTATTATTTTATTTGCATAAATAAAACTGATTGCAAAGATATTATAATTAATAGTCTAAAAGGTTTGAATATTTTAACACCAAATATAAATAATTTGCCATTTCAAGTGCGGTGGTCTAAAAATAGAATTTTTACATATAAAAACATAAAAAAATCTATAACCCTGTTTATTGATTGTATGCAAAAACCAAAACCATCATGGAAAGAAACCTTTATGCGTGATATAAGGGAGTTATGATTTGCCTATTGTTTAAATAAATTCTTTAGGTATATATGTATTACATAATTGTCTTTGGCCGATTTTAAATCTACCAGAAAACATAAAATTATCTATAAACCTTTTGCTATTTAAATAAGATAATATTTTGTCTAAATCGCATGGTTTTTTTGGCAAAATCATTAATAAATTACCCCCAAAATAATTAACATTACCTAAAAATGCAATAGGGGTTTGTCTTGTTAAGTTATAAATATAAATACATTCTTTACCTAAATATTGTTGAATAGTTTTAATATTTCGCGGGGCACCCCATTCATACCAATTTCTATTATCAAACTTTCGAATAGAACGTGCAATCAGTTCTTCTTTATAAATGAGCAAATACTCATTTATCTTATCATCTTCGCATGGAAAACTGTTTATATAAATATATTTTTCAACTTTATTAAGGCCATTTAAAACGGCAATATTACCTAATTCTTTATTTTTATATACTTTTTCCTTTCCACTTACAAGACCGACATAAATTTCAAAATAATCTTGAAATATTATACAATCAATTACTTCTTCTTCGCTAAAGGTGATAAGGCCATTATTGTTTATTAAATATAATAAATTATTGTTATATCTAACTTGCTTTACAAGAGTTATATCTTTGCAATATCTAAAAATAATAATATCTATTGATGCCCCTTCAAAATAATGTTCATTATTTGGATGAAATATATGCGTAAATGTCCCATTAGTCATCATTATGTTTAATAAATTAACCGCGCTTGTTAATTTAAGAAAATCTGCCGGAACTATAAAAATTAATTCACCGCTGTCTTCAAGTAGATTATAACATTTATCTATAAACTCAAGATATAAATTCCCTTTTTTAGTTCTTACGTAAGGCGGATTACCTATAATAGTTGCATACTTTTTTTTAATAGGATATGTAATAAAATTTGTATAAATAATATTATCGGTGCATATATCAGATAATATTGTAATTGATTCGTCAATTTCATATGTATCAAATGAAACACATGGTATTTTTTGTTGTATAAATGAAACTAAATCACCGCGCCCTATAGAAGGTTCTAAAATAACATCAGGGCTATTTAGTATAAACTCATATATTTTTTCTTTAAGTTCTTCATTTGTAGTAAAAAACTGACCTAACTTATGCTTTGAGTCCATTATATTATATTGTAATATAATTATTACTTATAATATTTCAATTACATACTATATAAATTGAAAATGAATAATAGGTAATATTATTATGTAATAATGCAAAACACTATACAAGATAGTGCAATATTATTACAAAAAAACATTAGAAGATATTTACAACAGAGAAAACTGTTAATTCCTTCTGCAAAGTATCAAACAAAAAAATGGAGGCAAAAAAGATGTTGGTATTCTTCAGGAAAATCAAATGAATGCGAAAAGTATCAGATAGAAATGATCATACGAATGATCAGGTATCCTTGGGTAAAAACATATGATAGAATAAACAGTGAAACATATAATATTATCAGTAATAGAACCCCATTACAATATGAAGATGGCTATGTCTGGAGCGAAAATTTTGATGATCGAATATATTATTTTAACTTAAAAATTACATTTAATTCGGGAGGAGCACAGACAAGGACATTAAGGGAAGTATTCCATTTTATAAAAACACACTTGCACTGCATTTTTTATGCAAAAATACAACAAGACACATATTCTTAAATATATTAGATGGTGATACGTGCTACATTAATATGAACAAATTTAATTATTTATTGAACAAAGAACAATTTGCAGAAGTGCGCAAATTTATTTTTGTTGGAAGTATGCATGATTTCCAAAAGGTAAAACATAATTATTTATTATAATTTCGTAGCATCATAATTTTCCAATATGTATCCAACTAAATCATAAATCAAATCAAATGATATCCTTTTGCGAGCAATGTCTTTGCTTTCACGATAATTAGTTAAAAATAATGAGTTATATTTATCTCGATAATCTTGCAATATTTCATTAAATTTTGTTATAACATATCTTTGGCATATTTCATCTATTTCTGGTTATATTAATAATGATGCATATGTCCTTGCTGTTTGGTGCGGGGTTTCATCGATATAAATATCATCATACGATAATTTAATTTTGTTGCAATTATTATCTATATACTTTGCCAAAATATTACTACATTTTTTATGCTTATTTTTACATGTCATGCGGGTTATACCATATTTGCACCCCTTTTGTCGCAAATAATAAATCTCGCCACCAATCATATAATTGTTTCTTTCGGTTAGTTCAAACTCATGCGAAGTATTATGCGGATATAAAGTATAACAAATCTTATTTGTGCCGGTTTGGCGTATAAACCCCATGGAACATATTGTATAACTAGTATCATCAAATACTTGTTCTTCAAATATGTTTAACAACGTAATTGAATATATAGCCATAAAATTCTTTCTTAGTTTAATATCTGCTTTTCGTATAGATGACCAAAAGTTTAATGGTAATATTATAATCCCGCCAATACAAGTATTAGTGCATATTTCTTTTATAAAACATTTATACAAATCATTTACATCATATTTATCGTATGCAGTTTTGTCCTTTGATTTATTCCTTGCGAGAAATGGTGGATTTGTTATAATAAACTTATCAGAATAATCAGGCGGGGTAAGTATAATATCTCGTTTAATAATGCAATCTTTTTTTTGGATCTATATCATATGCTTCAAGAGTTGCATAACAATCGCCAATAAAATTTAGTAATTCGCCATTTCCTGCAAATGGCTCTATGATATGCATACGCGGAGGAATTGTCATATTTTTCAATATATAATCATAATTAGTAGTATAAAACTGTCCTAACAATTTTTTTGAGAGTTTTATTTTAGATGGAGGTATTGCCATGAAAAATAATTGGATGGATATAAGAAAGGGATTATTATAATATAATTATATTAAATTATATTCAATTATATTCGTTTATTGCATTAGGAAAGAGTTGCATTTCTTTCCTAAGGAATTCTCTCAATAATATATTATACTAATATATATGCATGAATATGTCTGGCATTTTAGTTTAATAATAATATTAGTTATACTGATCATTGTTCTTGTTGCAATCCCGCATCATGCGCCCTTTGCTGATTATAGTTCAAAGGTTATAGATGGTAGATATATGCCTGAAGAAAATGTAGGAAATTATTTATTTAATATGAACACCGCTATGCCCGTTGTCGTTCCTTCTTGGGATAAATATATGCTAAGCATTCTCGTGCCTTCTTCGCAATATTCGCATAATTATGAGCATTTGGGAAAATTCATGCATGTGCGAGGTATTGATTGCGCTTATTTGCATGCTTTGCACGAAGGCGAATATATTGCGCCGATGGATTTCATTGAAAAGATTTTGTTGCGGTTGCCAAAGAATGCCATTGTTGGGTTGATATATGAACGCGAGGTGAATTTCAAGCAAGGCAAATATGATTATTCCAAGGTTTTTGGCGGGTTGTCATGGGACAAGGCAAAGGATGAAAGGTATGGCAAATCAATAGCCGAATGTCCGTCTGGGGTTGCAAAGATTAGGGCTGATTCAGGGCTTTGTTCTTATCAGGTTCGCCCGATTCCGGAGTTATCATCGCATAATGAAACATGTGATTATTATCCGCCTGGTTGCCCTAATTACATTGAACAATTTTGCGCTTATGCAAATGTTATAAATGCATTGATTATGCGCGATAAAATTAAGTGTGCAATGATTACGCGGATTTACAATATTTCCGCGCATGTCCATGAAACGCAAATATTAATCGCGACAAAACTGTTTCCATATTTGGGCAATGTCGTGATTATGAAGGGGCATATCAGTTCCAATAAAAATTGCGGTAAATCTTTGTTTGCCATGTTGCAAAATCAATGTTGCGATTCGGTTGATTCATGTGGCATTATTTCGCGATTGTCTCGTGATCGTGCGAGGGACACAGTGGAAATGGTATACCAAAATAATCCAGAAGGATTGTTGCGCTATATTAACGCAAAGAATAAGATAACTAATAATCCTACTTTTGATATTAGTTCATTGGATCTTTCCTGCCAAGAAAATTGTGGCGGACAAAACTCATTTGGCACTTGGACATGGCCAAATTTTAAGAAGTTTATGGATGGCTATTACGCCCTTGCATCGCAACATCTTTTAACCCAAGAATTTATTCTTGATAATTGGGGCAAAGTTCCTTTGTCGTGGATGCCATGATGGGCATGATGGACATGTTGGTCATGCCTTCATGAAAGACATTGCCGAAATTCCTAATTCTTCGGCAATGTCTTTTATTTCTTTATATGCCCCTATCGCGCTTTTGGCTTTTTTATATGAAGAGGCATATGTAGTCAATGGTATATCATTTATATATATTGCGTGAATGTTTTGTTTATGTGCTGAAATAAAATTTTCTATATTTCGCGAATATGTATTATCACGTGATGTGTATAAATGTAATTCTATTGCAAATTTATCACTTGGTATAACAGTTGCTTGCCCATTAGTGCAAAAATCATATATGTATAAATAATAAAACGGAGTTTTAAAATACAATCCATTATTATTCTTAGTTATTTCTGTGCTATCTGTGCAATTATTAATATTATCATTACAATCTTCTTTAGTAATGATATACTCTACAATATTTATATCTGGATCGGCGGACACATTATATGTTTCATCATTATGGTTATACCCCATAACAATGCATTCTTTTTTATTATATTCTACCATAGCATCACTATCTTTATGAACAATCTTTATTGTTTTATTAGTAGTTTTTTTAATTTCTTCCCATTTTGCTTTTTCCTCATCAACATTTAATCCATATGTAGGTATTAAGTATATATGTATCACTTGCATGCGTGTTATTATATAATTGAAAAATATATTATTATAATAATATAATAACACGTCGTTGCATCCATGAAAGCCCGAGCGTCTAAATTAGACAATTTTCTCGAGGCATATCGTGTCAAAAAAACAGACCCCGAACCTAAACCAGTTATTACGCATACAACATTCGGTAAAAAATTAGGTAGTTATGCAATTCCCGAAGATAAATATGAAATGTTATATGATTTAATTATTGAAACAACATGCAAGAATAAAGAACAGACGACCATTGTAGAACGCCCAATATTTGATGGCGAAAAATGCGTTAAAATTTTTACGGTTGATATTGATTTTAGGTATAGTTTTGAGTATCCTAAAAGACAGCACAAAATAGGCCATATTCAAGCAATAGTAAATTTATTTAATATGGCGATGCGTAAATATTTAACGCTTCCAGATGGTTGTTCTATTAAAAGTATAATTTCAGAACGAAGCGGGCCTTATAAAGATAACGGCAATTTTAAGGACGGAATTCATATTATTTTTCCGGATATTGGCATTAATACAAAGGCGCAGTTATTAATTAGAAAAGAGGTCTTGCAAAATTTCGTCAGTGATGTTTTATCAAATGATGCCCTTGGCCATTTGCCAGTTAAAAACGATCCAGCGGATATTGTCGACAGGTCAGTTATTGAACAAAACGGTTGGATTATGCATTCTTGTTCAAAACAAGGGCTTGAACCATATGAGATTACGCATGTCCTTCTTCATAAATATTTGTCTGAGTCTGAGAGTTTCATACTTGCGGAATGCAAAAATGAAATGACTGATGCCGAATTAATTAGATATTTAAGTGTCCAAAAAAAGCCGGTATTTGAGGGCGTCATTATGGATGAACATCGCCATTTGCTTGCAGAGTTTAACGGAAAAAAGAAGATAAAAATAAATCAAGCATTGTCAGAAGACGAAGAAAAATTATTGCAAATTGGCGGAAAGGCGTTGACAAGTGCGGCAGTGGTGTTGTCAGTAAAAGACCAATGCAAACAAACCGAAGAAGTCAAAGAACTTATTGAATTGCTATCTCTGCGCCGTGCCCATGATTATCATTCATGGCTTGAAGTAGGCTGGTGTTTGTTTAATATAAATAACGGGCTATTATCTGTATGGCGCGATTTTAGTAAAAAATCCAATAAATATAAAAAAGGCGACTGTGATAAATGGTGGTCAAATTTTGACAAACGGAATTTGACTATTGGGAGTTTGCATTTGTGGGCGAGTATAGATAGTCCCGATGAATATCGCGAAGTGAAAAGCCGATTTTTGTCTTCTTATATTCAAATTAGTTTGACGATGACAACATATGATGTTGGGATGGTTTTGTTTCAAATGTATAAACATCGGTTCGTTTGCGCAGATGTCAAAAATAACATTTGGTATGAGTTTAAAGAGCATCGATGGCATGAATACCTAAACTGCACGGCTGTCAAAAATAAAATAAGCACTGAAATGCTTAAGGAATACATAAAACTCGGTGAATATTATTATTCAGTCGCGTATAAAGCGACAGAGGACGATAAACGCGACGATGCGCTTAATAAAGTCAAACAAATTTCAGAATTGACGTTTAAACTCCGCGATTCTACGTTTAAAAACAAAATTATTGAGGAAGCCAAAGGGCTATTTATCAATGAGGCGTTTATTCCGGAATTAGATTCTAATCCAAAATTGCTTGGTTTTAATAACGGCATTTATGACTTATCTTCGCAAATATTTCGCGACGGGCGTCCTGAAGACATGATAAAAATGACAACCGGGCTTGATTTCCCTGATCGCGAATTTGATGAAGATGACGAAACTATGCAGGAATTATTGGCGTTTTTGGGGCAAATTTACCCTAATGCAGATACTCGTGGGTATGCATTAAAAATGTTTGCGTCGTTTTTGGATGGCACAAATCCGAATGAAGAGTTCTACGTTTTTACTGGTGGAGGAGGAAATGGAAAAAGTAAACTTATTGAATTGTTTGATAGCGTTCTAGGGGATTATTCCGGCAAAGTTCCTGTCTCTTTTTTGACACAGAAACGCGCATCGTCTGCCGCCGCAAATCCGGAAATTTCGCGCCTTGTTGGCAAACGATTTGCTTGTTTTCAAGAGCCAGGAAATGGTGAAAAATTGAACATTGGCATTATGAAGGAAATGACGGGCGGTGATAAAATTATGGTTCGCAGTCTGTTTAAAATGCCATTTGAAACAAAGTTGCAAACTAAATATGCACTGTGTTGCAATCATTTGCCGATTATAGACTCAAATGATGAAGGCACTTGGCGTAGGTTGCGAGTATTGGAACATATTTCAAAGTTCGTAGATAATCCAAGCGGACCAAATGAGTTCAAAAAAGATAGATTATTGTCTCAAAAAATGGTTTCATGGAAAGAAGCATTTATGACATTACTTGTTAGGTATTATTCTATTTATATCCGTGATGGCCTCGTCCCTCCGATCGCTGTTGCACATGCAACTTCTGAGTATAAGAAAGATAGCGACTTGTTCTCGCAATTCCGCGATGATGCATTGTTGCGAAATGAAGCCGATTTTATTAAATTAGATGATACTTATGATTGCTTCAAGGTTTGGTTTGCAAATGGCGCTATTACAGGCAAAGTTCCTAATAAGCGCGATTTCAAGAAAGAAATTGATTCATGCTTGGGTGTTAAATATTTGACTAAGGGCGCTAAATCTGGCTGGTATGGGTGGAGCATTAAAACAGAAGAATGCTTGATTTAAATTAATTAATTATTATAAAATAAAATATATTTTATTAATTATATTATGACTGATAAATCAAACAAAATAAACAAATTAGTCGAAAAGATTGACAAACTCACTGAGAAGAAAAATAAATTAATGAAAAAAACAGAGGCCACTAAAAAACAGAGTGGCGGTGCATCAAGCACTAATTCTGGAAGTTATTTTTATTCTCAGGCGGCGCATTTGCCAACTTTGAACCGCGAAACATTGGCTGGTCTCAATGAAACCCCTATGTTTAACAGTTTTGGAAACGGCGCTTTTGCGACAAGCCATAATGGCCTAATTCCTACACAGGAGGTATTAGGGGCAACTCCTTTGCATGAGGCATTTATTTCTGGAATGCCTGAGTATACAAACGAAGGCGAACTATTTGCTAATAGTGTATCTGATTTAGAATCGACAACATCGCATGCACAAAAGCAAAAGGCCGGTGATGGAACTAATTCGTATATGACTAAAATGAAAAATAGTTTGACAAATATGCAATCTAAAATGAAAGTTGATTGGACTAAGGCGCGAACTGATATGTCAAGTATGGACAATAAACTAATGAGCAAATTTGGCAGACATTCTTCTTCGTCTTCGCCGCCATCGTCATCGTCGTCTTCTGCCAACATGTCTCTATTTGAAAATCCAATTATGCCAAACAACGCAGAACAATACGACAATTCCGCAAAGTATTATACCCCAACCCCATCTAAACTCATGGCGCAACCACATGGAGTTCCTGAACATTATGAATCGCCATATTATGTAAAATCAGACAAGTATCCGCAGGGCATTGTTGAGAATTATGCCCCTGACGAAAGCGCTGCTTTGAAAGTTGCACTCGCATCTGCTGTTCGCGCACAAGATAACTGGAAGGTTGTTGCTTCTACTTTCCCGCGATCTGGAATTGAAACTGAAACCGGAACCGGAACAGGAACAGAAGAAAAGCGCACAACAAGTGTTAAACATGATACTGCTACTGTTGCCCCGGCTCAGGCTAAGGTTCTTGCGGAACAATACGCTGATGTTCCGGCATTGCTTGAAAAATATGCAGAGCATGTTGCAAAGACAAAGCAATATGATGTTAAGAAATTGGCAGAAGATTATGCTGATATGCCACTGACTAAAAAGTCAGTTGCCCTTATGGAGAAATATGCCGATTATGTAGCAACCGATAAAGTTTCTACCAAGAAACTTGCCGAACATTATGCTAACAATAAATTGATAAAACCACACGTAGCGCGCAGGTTAATGGATCATTTTGCTACACAAACTGTTCTAAAATCAAACCCCGCCGAAATTCATACAATAATTATGAGCATTCCTGTTGGCTCATTAAAAGAAAAATATGTGTCAATGCATGCACAAAGCCAAGATCATGCAATGACTCTTGCCCATGATCAAGCGGAAAAGGTTGCAAGTAGCCAACATTTGGTTGAGTCTGCCACATCAAAAAGCCTTTTAGATAAATTTGTAGATATTGCGAGTCCGACGTTGCAATCGGCGGTGGCATTGGCAGAACATTATGCATCTGGTGCTACGGCGAAAGATCAAGTTCTTGCTGACAAATATGTGCAAAGTGCTGTTCTAAAAACGACACCGCAAACATTATCGAAGGTAATATCTAAGTTTGCAAATATGCCATCGCCAACAGTGCAAACCCATGCGGTTGCGGAGAAATTCTCTTCATATCTAAGCAGGAGCCCTGCCGATGATAAAAACTTGGCAGAGCATTTTGCGGAACAGGTTCAGACACCGCTTGTTAAAAAGTTGATGGAGAAATTCGCAGATGCCACGGCAGAGAATGCCCGCGGAACTGAACTGTTAGAACACTATGCCGCCGTCTCACTAAAAGATAATAATAAACTTGCAGGCAAGGTTCTTCTCGATCATTATACAAATGCCACTGTTGTTAAAACGTCGCCAGGGCACGTTAAAACTCTTGTTGAAAAATATGCTAACATCGGCACTTCTACCGCTGTCCATCTTGCGGAGAAGTTCATGCCCCATTGCATTTCAACAAAGACCGATGCCGTGTTGCTTGCTGAAAAATATGCCGATATGCCAGAAAAAGCCCTTGCTGAACATTATGCAGATCTTTCCGCTAACACTAAGCAAGAATTAGTGCATTCTGTAGAAAAATATGCCGATGTAAAACCGCATTTGGCTGAAATTTATGCTGATACTTTTGTGTCTCAAGCGACAAACCAGGAAGTTAAACAAGCAATGGACACTGTGCAACGTGCAAAGTCGAAAGAACTTTTTTATTCCAAATTGATAGATATGCCAGAAAAAAGCAAAAAACTTGCTGAGCATTACGCAATGGAACATTCGCGCGTTCCTACAAAACTATCTGATAAATTAGTTGAGAAATATGTTAACATGGCTGTATCATCCGGTGCAAATTCAAAATCCGATGTTGTGCAGAAGGGCAAAACCTTGGCAGAGAAATATGCAGGAATGGCTGTTTCTAAGGCATCCGCGCCAGTTCTTCATTTGGTAGAAAAGTTTGTTAATGCTGTCGCTCGCGAATCTACGGGAAAGGTTAAGCCCCTCATTGATCATTATGCTTCAATTGGCACGCCATCCGCAACATTGCTTGCTGAGAAATATTCTGAAGCATTGGGTTCTACCGGAGTTGCCATGATCCCACACAACCAATCACCACATGCTCCAAATCTTGGTAATGCACGCAATTATTCTGGCATTGAAGGGTTTGAAACCGTTGATAAGGCTTACCATGAAGACAACTTTGAAACCCAAAGCACACTTACTGAAGGGTTTGCTAGTGCATGGACCAGATCTGGCGGATTGGGCAGGCGATGAGACATTAATAAATTATTACAAATAACATTATTTATTTGTAATATTATTATTTTGATTTGACATTATATATGTTTCTTACATTAGAAAAGTTCTTGTCTTGTTTTCCAGAGATAAAGCCTAAACCAACGAGATTGCAGTTTAGTAAAATGTTTAAAATAAATTATAAAAAACAATATTCTATGCACGAATTATTTTCTTTGCGTCATCATGACGGCGTAATAAAATCAAAGGATGATATGCGCATAATTAATAAAGATCGTATTATAGATTATTTCTATGACGTAGTAATACTCAATAGATGGAAATATTTAACATTGTGGTTCAACGCTTATTTTTCAGTTCCGGAGACAGATAATTATATCTGGGACGAAGGCGCATCTTTGACAATATCAGATAACGTAATTAGCACTCAAAAAAACGACGCAAGTAAGCACATGATTCGCAATTTATTTTATTTGGAACTCTTTGATTATACCAAAATAAGTAATACCGTTAAAAGTCGCGTGAGTTTTTGGCAATCTTTGTTAAATATGTTCAATAAATTAGAACTTGAAGACCGCTTCTTTTGCAAGTCAAGTTTAGACCTAATGTTGCGTAGTAAAAACACTAAACGGGAATTAATATCAGGCGTTCCCGAGGTCAATTATAACGCGCTTTTTTATTTATATCAACAATACCAACCAAAGGCTTCTATATTTAACCCTTATGCCATATATTGGATACTTGCGAATATTTATCCCAAATATTGCAATAGAAAACGCAACCTGGCGCAAACATTATTTAGCCCTGTTTTGAGTTGGGGGAGTTATGTTCCCGCGTTTATGAACATAAGCAGTTATACCCATTACGTAGGGGTTGATGTAATGCCGTCAGTATGCAAAAAAGTGGCCGAATTTGCGGATTGGTATGCGCGTCCTGAGAAAAAAGTAGATATAATTATGTGTCCTTCTGAAAAATTACAAGAGATAAAATTTCATATTAAATATGCAAAATATTTTGATAGTATAATCGTATGTCCGCCATATTATGATATGGAAATATATCATGAAGGCGACCAAAGTATTAAATATAATTATGAAGAGTGGCTTTCTTCTTATTGGGAAGCAACAGTGCAACTATGCAAAAAGGTGTCATCGAAGAACGCTGTTTTTGGTGTTATAATAAATGATTATTATTCATTAACTGGCGAGAAATATATGCTAACTGAGGATTTCCATGCAATAACAAGTAAGTATTTTAGGTTTAAAGATATTTATTATATGCAAAACCGCGTGTCGCCTTTGAGAATGAATGGCAAAGATAGGATGGAGAGGTTATACATATATCAAAATAATGCATGACATATATCAAAATAATGCATGACATATATCAAAATAATTATGTAGCGAATGCCTCATCAAATATTTTGTTTAGTCTTAAATAAGGCAAAATCTTTTTCTCTACAAATATTTTATACATAATAGGTAATGTATGCACAACATTATTAAACTCAGAAACATATATTTTATCTAATGTAACATCTGCACTAAGTATAACATAATAAACGCACAAGGCAAATGCATACATGTCTATAATCTCCCGTAGTCTTGTTTGACCTAAATGGCGATACTGCATAAAATCCTCTTCTGGAAGGTTATAACTCTTTGTTCCACCGATTTCATGACATACATATTTATCTAAATTACATGCAAGGCCGAAATCTACTAATTTCATTTTATTTTTTTCTTGGGAATATACAATATTATGTAGTTTAATATCACCGTGATAAAAGGTAATCATGTGCATTTGTTCGAGCGCATTGCTTATCTCAAGCAATCCTTGCCATAAATCGTCGCGAGAAATGTTTTCGTATAACATCTTATTTGTTAGCATCTTTTTAAGGTTATACTTTCCTGCATATTCCATAAGGATTGAGATTGAATACATATTGTTTATTTCATCAAGGTATAAAAAACATCCATACGACTTAACAATATTTGAGTTTTTTAACTCTTTGGTCAAATGATCAATAATCCGCAATTCTTTAAGCAAACGCGGAATTTTGTCGCATGTAAATTTATTGCATACTGTTTTTTGGGTTTTTCCTTCGTTTATTGTCCATAACTTTTTTAATACATAAGTGTCTTTTTTGTTTAGGTATGGATACTTTTTTTCTAATATATCTATCGCTGGATCAAGAAGGCGAACTGTATAAACTTTCCCGAATTTTCCTGATCCAAGGACATCATAATGTTCAAAGAAGTTTTCTATTTTATACTTTGTGTTTTTTCTGTTTATTACAGTATACCCAAAAGTAGGATACAATGTAAGAATATTGTTATGCTCATAAATAATTTCTGCATGGTGTTTATACTTAATTGGATTGCTTTTGAACTCGGCTATTATACTATTTATTAGAATTTGCGATTTCTTGTCGTATATATTTCGTTTTTTATAAATTGTTTTAAATGGAACCCATTTAATTATATTAGTATCTTCGTTATGCAAATGAACTGATAATGTATTGAAATAGTGTTCTTTGTGTATACTTGGTATAATTAAATCACAAAAAGGGTTAAACTTAAATGTAATGCACAAATTAATTGGATCATATGCCAAAGAATAATAATTTGCAATATTAACAGCATTAGTAATATTTTCGAATTGCACTATGAACTTATTATGTTTTTTTGCGTTATTTGTTTCTGCGTTTATATTTATTTCTGTTTCTGTTTCTGTATTTCTTTCATCCGAAGAGTTGTCTGGTAATGCTGAAAGAATTTTATAATTTTTTACATTATTTTCTATAAATTTCAAGACGTCTTTTTTAGAATGTATTACTTGAGGATGAAAGGACATATTGTCTTTTGACATTTATGATTGTGCTATATAATATAATTATTATTATTATATAGTATAAAGTGCAATCAAAAATTTATTATTATTTATTTGCTTATTAATTGTGTGAATCCATTTCATATTGAACATGGCATATTATAATATAAACCGACATCTGGATCAACTGAGGAAAAAATATATTATGGTGCGTTATCTCTTGGCGCTGCGTCATTATGGTCTATAATATCTTCCCATTAAGAATTTTATGTAGAGATATGATAAGGCGTATCTGTTATCATTATGCCGCAATACTTTTTAGGATTATCTGCATACGCGACATAGGTATAATACTTATTTGCAATAGCAAATTTTAATATTTCGCGAAAATTGTCCCAAAACTCTTTTTTATGACCAAGAGATTTTGTTATTATATGTGTTAATTCGTGTAATGCTACGAAATATAGAGTGTTAAAATCTAAAATCTCATTAGTGTCTTTCTGTCGTATACAAAAGACAATTTTTTGGCCTTTATTTATGTTATAACTCGTAAAATTGGATCTTACTTCTGTTTCGCATATGTTTTCAGGGATATATTTTTGCACCATTTTTTTAGTTTTTTTGGTTGGCTGTGCTTTGTGCATATGGATAACCAAAGCATTCATGTGTTCGCGCAGTCGCGCTAACATATTCGCCGCTTCTATTTTATCCGGCAAATTTCTCACTAGGTATTTATTGCCATCGTATGATGCTTTTACGTATTGCATTTCACCTTTGTTAGAAAATCCTTGTGATATGTTCGCCCCGATTGCAAAAATCGCCAATACTGAAATAATTATTAAAATCGTTATACATAAATTGTTCATAATATAAGTTAATTAAATATAATATTATATCCATGATAAATAATATATGAAAAAGATAGAAATTAATAATAGATACATAATTGCCGAAAAAATAGGTAAAGGATCATTTGGGGTAGTTTATCGTGGCCATGACAAAATTAATGGAAACATTGTTGCCATTAAATTAGAACCGATTACAGATTATGGCTTATTAGAACACGAATACAATATTTATACCCATATTTACCATGAAGGCTTTGCTACACCGCGGATTTATTGGTATGGTCTTCGCGGTGATTTTAGGATTCTTGTAATGGAGCATTTAGGATCATCACTTGAATCTTTGTTTCAGAAATGCAATAAAAAGTTTTCGCTTAAAACTACTATAATGATAGGAGTGCAGATGTGCGACTTAATAGAAGGCATTCATAAGAAAAAGATTTTACATCGCGATTTAAAACCGGAGAACTTTTTATTAGGAACTGGCAATAATCGCAATAAATTATATGTAATAGATTATGGTCTTGCGAAAAGATATAAAAATGACAACAATGAACATATGCGTCTTGTTAGTGGTAAAAAACTAATAGGCACATCGAGGTATGCGAGTTTAAACAGCCATGACGGGGTTGATTTATCAAGACGCGATGACTTTGAATCACTGTTTTATTTATTGATATATTTTTATAAAGGACAATTGCCATGGCAAGGCGTTCCTGGTAAAACAAAAGAAGAAAAATATAATAATATTGCAGTTAAAAAACATGCAGTAAGCATAATCGAGTTATGTGAAGACTTGCCTGAAGAGTTCTACTATTTTATTAAACATATTAAAACATTAGATTTTAAAGAAAAACCTAATTATAAATACTTGAAATCATTGTTGTTTAATGTAATGAAAAAACAATCCCTTATTTTCGATTTTGTTTATGACTGGTCCGTTTAATATGAAGGAAATGAATTTGCCTTGCGCAATTCCGCCACGTAGTCAGAATAATTATTCTCGCCTGCGCGATGTGATTGAAACATGTGTTTTGCATTCATTGCATCTTGTTTGCAGTTTGCATTCCAGTCGCGATCCAAAGAAGAATAACTTTCATGCAACGGCGCGGTATAATTAGCGCTAATAGGTGTTGTTGGAATATATGGCAATGGTTTTGCAGGACCCGGAAGTGTTGGATATTGCGGGATTAGTTTAGGAATGCATGGAATATGATTATCTTTGACAACAAGCCTATTATTTATGCCTACTTCGGCCACTTGAAACCATCTTGTGCCGTCTTGCGGATTCATAGGCAAAATGTCAAAGCGATTTACGCCTGTCCCTCGCAATGTGCTTGGGGGATTTTGCGACCGAGAATAATCAGTGAAATTATTAGCCGGCTTGAAATGATGCAACTTTTCTTGTGCATTATGAAACCCTTTTGTGACACCGCCACCACAGGGGTATCCGTCCTCAAAATCAGTTGCTTCTGGGCAATATGGTTGGTATTCCTTATTGTAATCCTTTGTCGCCTTTCGCGACAATCTAAGCAAATCGCTTTCTATATCTACAAGCGGGCGGGAATAACTGACAGAAACACCTTGGCGTCCAATCATACCTGGTTGCGCAGGGCGCGTTTGATCACAAGATGCAACGGCGCCGGGGTATAACTGATAACTTAAATTACTTGTTGATCTTTTTAATGCCTGTTCGTATCCTTCAGTATCATAAATTAAACGTTCAAATGAACCACCTGACATTATATTATATTATAATGTTAATGTTTTATTTTATTTTATAATATAATATAATAATGTAATTTAAATTAATGGAATACTCTTCGCGGTGTTATACAATCGCGCGGCGCGGTAGCCATATTTGTATAACCGTTTTCTCAAACGCGGGGTTATACTAAATGTAAGCAAATCCATATCTGGGATTATAATATCTATTTCATTCATCGATGGTTTAGTTGTCGTGCGTAAATTGCTAAACAAGCATAAGTATAACTTAAGGCAATAATCTTTTAAATTTGTTGGGTCAGTTGTTGTTTCTGTGCTACATGTATGCGTTATTTTTATTATAAGACTATTATCAGTAAAAATATTAGGGATATACTCTAACATACCGCCATCTACGTATAACTTATTGTTATATTTTACTGGCACAAAGATAAAAGGAATAGATATACTCATGCGCAATGCCATTGAAACAGGCATATCAGGAGCATTATCTATACTAAAGTATTCTATTTTATTGTCAGTAAGGCAAACTGCATTTATGTATAACTTTTTACCTGTTTTTAGGTATAACTCATTAAACGTTATATCTAAAACCTCCGTTTTCTGTCGAATAATCTCTTTGATATGATCCATGATTTTTTTGCCCGATTCAAATCCAAGTTTAGAGTTAATGTCTAAAAAATTAATGTCGCTAAACTTTTCATAATCAAGGCCGTCAATTATTGTTTCTATCTCTTCGATAGAGAGCGCTAAATTCGCCAAAACCGCAAATATAGCCCCCGCTGAGCATCCTGAATAACATTTAACCTCATTTAATAAATTATGTTTCACTAAAAAGGCGTAGGCCCCCATAAAGGATATTCCGTATATACCGCCACTCGCAAAAACTAAATTTTCTATCATTTTATATTTATAACACGTTTTTATCTAATATGGATATTTGTTTTAAATCGCGCAATTTATCTTCTTCAGTGCTTTGTTTTGCCATTTTAAAATCAATAAAATAAAACCGGTCTTGTTTGTATGAATACATAATATTTTCTGGACAAATATTGTTATGGCATAATTGCAATGAATGCAATGCAGTAATTGCAGTTATTAATTCCGCTTTTATTTTTTTCCATTGCACTTTTGTTATTTTATGACTATTTTTATAATCGTTTAAGTTTAAATCAAAAGAATCTAACAATAAATATAATGTGTTAGTGTCAATGAAACTATCATAAATTTTTGAGAAACATTTATGCATATTGTTGAGTTTCTCATACGTTTTTAGTTCAGAATAACCAAGCAAAGAACACGGATAACACTTTAAAACATATTTATCTGTTAGTTGAAATACTTTACTATTGTTTGAGTATAACAAATCGGCGGCCGAAATAGTTAGTTTAGATTTATAATCAAAGATTATTTTGTCGCTTTGCTCTGTTTTTTTGTCAAGTAAAGAATAATCAAATGACGGTTTATTATATTTTTGATAATAATTTGCGTAGCCATTAAACACTGTTGCGTTTAATGTAAGAATGTTATCATTTGTAAGAAGTGCGCCCTTTTTGCGCCCGTTTTCTACTATTTTATCAAACTCTTGTTTTTCGTAGTTATACCTCTTAAATATTTCCACTATGGCTTTTTCTAATTGTATAATATCATTTTCCAGGACATAATCTATATCAATATAATCTTTGCCAGGGACGAATAATGCATCAATAATCTGACACCATTTACCTTCATTAAGATCAGGGCGTAATAAATTAATGTTTATAACAAAGGAATTCATTAGAAATAAAAATTTGAATCTAAAAGACCAAGGATACCATCCGGGCAAGTTTAACAAATATTTCCATTTACTATATTCGCTCATATTTAGGTATCCTGTAGTTTTAACCTCAAATGGCCATTGCAATTTCGCAAAATGTTTTCTAAAAAAGAAATCATTGCTGTTTATTAGAGGGACATTTTGGCCAATAAAAAACAATGAGTTTTTCTTGTTTCGGGGCCCGGTTGGCCTATACGCCCTTGCTGCTATATCAGTTATACTAATCATTTCTCCGCCTTTTTCCTTTGTTATTTTCTTTTCAGGTTCGGCATCTATCCAACTATGATCAATGTATAAAAGCCCTTTTCGGTTATCAGGGCGCGCATATATAAAAAACGGTTCATCGTAGTTTATATAAGAATCTTTGACATGTAAAAACAAAACGCAATCTTCGATTACGTGTTTTTGCAAAGTTTGTTGCAATAATATTATAATCCCATCACTGCGCCGTTTAAACAACCCCGAGGATGTAAACGGTGCATTATGTATAACCATATGATTGTTTATTATTTCTATTTTTAAAGTAAATTTTGAAATACATGGATCTACGAGTATTAATATGTCCATTAGCACCAATGTATGCTGCGATACTTGATATTGTTCTAACTCCGCTTTACATTTTTTAAGTATAGGGGCGAATTCTTTTGGTAATTTCATTATATTATATATTTATTAAAATTAATATATATGATGATTAGTTTAGATTAGTTTAGTTTAGATTAGTTTACATGTAAATATCCCGAATATTTTCTTCAATAGGAACGAGCATGCGTTCAATTGATTCTATATAATAGCGTTTTTTGTTAGGTTCTATTTGGCATAAATCAAACAACGACAGAATTGTGCTTAACTCTTGGTTATTCCATACGTATTTTTTGTATACCTCTTCGTCATAGTTTTGATCATTTATTAAGCCTTCTTGGGTTGGATTGTTTAAAATATATATGATAATATCTAAATTATGTTTGGTCGAAACATGGTCGGTATACGTTTGCTTTAATATTATAATCCCGTTATTTGCCAGTTTTAATAGATTTTCAAACCCTGGCAATTTAAGTTGTTCATATGTCGCCGAACGCTTCTTTTTAGTCTTTTTGTTATTGCGTAGCCAAAGTGCAACGGTATAAATAGGAAAGAGCAAATGATGTAAATCGTCTTTTGAATCACCATAATATCCTCGAGACAATCCTTGCAAAATAGAAGGCGCTATTAAATAAATATTATGATTGTGAATAGATAGTTTAGTTTCATGGGGTTTAAACGACAACAATGCTAATTTTATTAGCACTAAAAACGGATTTAATATTTTTGTTTTATCTGTTTCTATGTCGTGCTTCTTTGGTTGGCATATTTTATAAGCGAGTTCAAGGTAGTTCATTATAATAATAATAATAATATTTATATTGGCAACGGAACGCCTGGTAAATTGAACAGTCTGATTCCGGTCATAGTTGCACCCAAACCGAACCCTGTTCCTTGTCTTACATGATGGCCTATTTTAGGTGATAAAAAGTCAATCAATGCAAAGGTTGCGGTTGCGGTTATAATAAGCACGGCTAAATCTTGGCTTGATAATTTTTGCTTAAAAATAAAATAGGCAATTATGCCAACAGCCAACCCTTCTATTATATAATTAAGAATATTTTGGTATAAATCAGATAAATAGTTATCGCCATTTCCGCGCATATATATTATAATAATATAATTATTTATAACAAACATGTTAATTGTTAATTATTTATAACAAACATGTTAATTGTTATTTATAACAACAACTTAAATTAAAAGAAATTTGTTAAATAATAGTTATACTATGTCGACAGATTACCTAAAAGAAGACCCGCCCATTGTCAATCAAGACTGGTGTGTTATTAGTATAATCTCGCCAAAGGATGCAGTTGCTACAAAAACGCTTCATTATGTAAACAACTTTATGGTTTCGGATATTAATAGCACTATTGCGTCGCAATCAATGCAAATGGTTAAAAAATTAAACGTTATGACTAAGCAAAAATTTGCAGATGCAATTGCGCCATTATCATCAAGCCTTAATGATGATGATCAACGAGTTGCAACAATTATCAAATCAATTGCGGATAATGCGGTTATAAACGAAGACCAATTTGTCCATGAATGCAGACGCGAGTATTCCATTGATGAAGACGAATTACTTGCGAGGTATAAAATTTATTTATCAACTAATCGTCAAGAGTTAGATGGCGAGTTTGATTCATTGCACGGAAATATGGTAAGCGTTCGCGGTATCAAAAACAGAGGCAATTACTCTAAGTTTGCAGATGCTGAGAAACGGGCGCAATTTGTTCGTGGGCTGGAACCCGCGGTGCATGTATTTGTTGCACCGGTTGGAAAGTGGTGCCCCGTTGATTTTGAAGCGGATGAGATTCAAGATCAAGACTATATGTCAGCGGAATTAAATAACCTCATGTCCAAGTATCATGAAAACGAGGACAACAAGAATCTTCATTTTGAACAAAGGAAGACAGAAATGATTACTGAGGCGCGAATGAACACGAATGCCGTTGATATTAAAGATCGATTGCGCGAAAAGATTGCGGATAAAGCAAATGCGCGAAAGAGGCAATAATTATGACATATTGTTTAATTTAAATATTATATCCATGAGTGAAATCGTTGCAACAATTAGTATAACAATTAATGCCGATTTTACGACTGAGATAATAGTTTGATTCTTAGTTTTTATTATTTGTATAATTAATTTTGTAATAGTGTTATTAACGTAAGGCAAACTTAACAACACAATTATAACCATTAATACTGCTGTTAGTTTTACTTTTGCGAGTATCTTTGATTTCATTGAACGCGGAACACCCTGCATTGTTGAATTAGGGTCTGCATCGGATACGTATAAATTAGAGTATATCTCTTTAGGAGCATAATTTGGGTTATACGTTCTTTCTGAAATATCGTCTTGGATGTGGCGCGGCATTCTTGATAGTTCTTGATCTTGGTCCTGTTCCTGTTCTTGTTCTTGTTCTTTGTCTTTAATTTGAAATTCATTATTTTGAATTCGTTGCATTAACCTCATTTGTTCTTCGGGCGACAAATCTTGTATATTAGGTATTCCAACGTGATGGTCATTTTGGAATTGTTGTTGATGTTGATGTTGATGTTGTTGATGTTGATGTTGTTGATGTTGATGTTGCTGTTGATTTTGCAAAGGAGTTGAATTGCCAAACTCTGGCAAAATTGCCTTAGCGTGGTCGGAATATTTGTTTAATAATTCTGGAGCCATGCTCATATCATTAAATGTTTGTGTTACTGTATCCATATATTATTTATATTATTATAATATAAATAATATTATAACTCATATATTAATCAACGCATAGTAATGTTAATCAATGCCCATTATTTTTTTCATATTCATATATTTTCTATCTGTTTCTATTAATATGCTTTTAAAGGTATTACTTTTTAAACATATTTCTTTGAAATGGTTTAAAAGATTAAATAGATAATGACATATATATGATATGTTTTCTACATATTTATTTGTTTCAAGTCTGTTTAATTGTCCGGTATACCATAGATTAAGCCATGGATTGATTGCGGTTTCATAATCATGACTATTATCAACGCCGATAGTTGTAATAACATCCATTAATTCGCGCGGGATTAATACCTTATCGCCCGGATACCGGCATAATAATGTTGCAATTAAATTAATAAACTCATTGTCTGTTTTGATTTTCATGTCGCCGTTTTGCAACATTTTCATTATAATAATAGTGGCTGGTTCATGGCTTGTATTAATAATATTAGTAAAAACATTATTGTGAAGCCCAAGACGTGCTATTTTTTCTATAAAATCTCTTTCATCAAAAATACTGATATATTTAGCCATAATCTTTTTGCGCAACTTAGACACATTCATGTTTATTTTACTTAAAATTATTTCCTTTTTGTCGCCATAATAATAATTAGATAACTCTTCTGGCGCCAATAGTTTAATAATATCTATTGATTGTAATATCGGCGTTATACTAATATCACTAGATGCGATTTTTGTTGTAGTCAAATATTCAGTTAGAATTTCTTCAGGAAACATAGGAATAACATAGCCAACAGTGTCAAATCCTCGCCTTCCGGCACGCCCACTCATTTGTTTAAACAATGAATAATTAATATGCGCGCCATCTTCATCTACGATTATGCATGTCCTAATTGGCAAGTTTATTCCTACTGAAATACTTGTGTCCGCGAATAATACCTTAATTTTGCCGGTTTTAAATAAATCAAATATTTTGTTCTTGATTTTGGTTTTGGTATAACTAATATTAACACCTATTCCATAATCTAACATATTTTTTTCGAAACTGGCCTTAAAATAGATGTATTCATTCAGGTTTGGGAATTTATACCTATTAATTTTTGAAATCGTGGCGCGAATAATCGCGTTATAATTTTCAACATTAGAATCATCGTCGCATTCTGTTCCGGTTCCAGTTCCAATGTCAGTTCCAATGTCAGAACCAGATCTATGAGCGGAACCTTTCTTTTTTTCAATACGTATGTTAGCCTCCTCCGCTAATTTTTGATAGCGAGCCAATGATTTACATAGCGCATTATGGCGTTCATCTATTGATTCCAAATAATTAATATATGTGCACATATTTACGCACATCTCTTTGACATGTCGCGCAGTCATGCCGAATATTATTACAGGTTGCATATCTTTTGCGAATAAATACCGCAATATTCGGTATAAATTTTCTATTGATGGGGACAAATCCGCGTCTTTTATCTTTTTTGTTATGGATTCTATTATAACACTTAAGTTTTCTTTTATTACTTCTTGACCTGTTGCATACCAAACTTCACGCGGGGTATCAATTGATGTGCCGGTTATTTGTTCTATGTCCGCTTTTGTAGGATCAAGAATAGAACATTGTCGTGTCAATATTTTTGCATCAGTTTTATCTTTTTTCAAATGTAAAAATTGCAATGACACGGGCCTTATATCATAAGTAATAATCGCCGTTTCATTAGGCGAATAATGTAATAAATGGCGTTTGAATAATGAAATGTTATCTGTCGTAATAGTAGCAGATAATAATATGTATTGTATACCTGGCACAACAACATGTTTTGGTTTCTCAGAACCGGCACTATGTTTTGGTTTCTCAGAACCGGCACTATGTTTTGGTTTCTCAGAACCGGCACTATGTTTGCTTACTTTCTTTGATTTATTTTTTTTTATTTTATTATGAATATCCTTTTCAGCATTAGGCATAAGCCCAACCCATTTTATAGTGTTATAAACTTCAGGCAAATGAACCTCGTCGAATATAACATATTTTAGTTTGTTAATAAAATCATGATTGGCATCATTGGTTGCAAAAGATATCAAATTATCCGCCGTAATGCATAGAATTTGCGCCTTTGTTTTACCTGATTCCACGTATGAAGAAAATCGCCGTGTTTGAGTATCTATAATATAAGAACCTGGATGAAGGTATACCTTATGATTCTTTTCTAATATTTCCGTAGTATTATCGCGCAATATTTCGTAATTTGGTGTAATAAACAATGCTGTGCTATTACTTTGCAAAACATAGTAAGAAATAATTAAATTAGTAGCCCATGTTTTTCCACATGAAGTCGCTACTTGCGCAATAACATTATGGCCGTCAGTTATTTTATCACATAACTCGTTTTGCCAATCATTAAACAACGGATTTATGTATTTATCGCATATGTTTGATTGGTTGCGTTCATAATGGGTATAATGATCTGGACTACATTTAACGCCTTTGTTTGTATTAAATAATTTTTTATAAAAAATACGAGAAACCGCATATTCATTTATGTCTGCTCGAATTGCAATTTCGGGTAGTATTGTTATATTTTTGTTTACATCTATGTCTTCTTTTATACATTCTTCTTCTTCGAAGACGTAGTCATCGAAGTCGCAATCTGCTGATGGCATTTGCATTCTTATTGCGTTCTACTTGTTAATAATTAATATAATATAATCAATTCGTGATAATTGATTATATTATTGTTTATACCTTAATACGCAATAATTATAAAATATTAACAATAAACATGAGTGGTGTTTTCAACAAAACATTTTCAAACACTGATAAAATTTATACAAAAACTGATAATATATCATCATATTCAGTTATAAAATCCTTAGGGTTCTTAGGTTTTATAAATAAAAAAGATGGGTCTGTGTATTCCTCGGCAGGGAAGCCTATAGGCAAAGTTATTAACGGAAAATTGCAGTAATTTTAAATAAATTGCTTTGGG